CCGCTGACTGCACCAAGTAAGGTTACAGAACCCGTACCTGATGTAGTCGTCGTTTCCTGGACTCGATCATAGACCACTAGAGCCATTTAAGACTCCTTAGCCCGAAGCTGATAAAGTATATGTTACGTTAATTGTGTCGCCTGATGTTACAGTTTTAGAACCTGCTGTAAAGTTACCTGCAGAGAACAATGTACCTGTTGTGTTATCAATCGCTGATGAACCACCAATATTAATAAATGCACCTGTTACAGTACCAGAACCAGTCATTGAGAATACTACCGCTGCTGATGTAGTTAATACTGATGGGTTAGCATTTGTTGCAGTACTAAACGCTGGTGTTTTTCTTGTACCAGAGTATGTAGGTGCATTTGCAGAACCTGCTTCAAACCAACCAGCATGAGATGCTTGTGTATCTGTATAAGCTGGAATAGATGCTGGTACAGCATTATTAGTCATAAGACCCATAACAACTGCGCCGCCACCTGTGTTAGCAAAATAAGAATTTAGTAAGCTTTGACGACCTACGTTTGTTGTTAAATTTTCAAATGCGTCTTCCCATTTAACATTGCCGTCTTGATCGTAGCATGTAAATGTATAGACGCCGTTTAGACCAAACTCATCATTTGATCCAGCATTTCTTGTCACAGACGCATCAACTGAGTCGCCCATTCCAAATTTGTCTATGTTGCTCATAATTACTCCTTTAGTTAATTCGTATTACAGCAGTGGTTGAAGTTGCTGAAGGGAATTCTATTGTAAATGTTGTAGTGGCTGTTTTTTGACCACCAAAATTTAGTACTGCGACTGATGCATTTGTAGTGCTATTATATATTAAAGCGCCAGCAGTCGTAAAGCTTGCAGGGCTCCAAGTTACATTAGCAAACGTAACATAAGCCGTGTTATTACTAGGATCACTACCTACGGTAGGAGCTAAAACTTTACCCCCCGCTATATAGCCAGTACCTGTAATTTCGTCTTGCGTTGTATATGCCGTTGTTTCGCTATTTAAAGTAGCTACCGCATTATACAAGGCTATTTTATATGTATAAGGTGACCCCGTGTAAAAATTCTCTAAACCTTTTAATAAGTTTACCTTAAAGGTTGTGGTCAGTGCTTGTCCTAAGATCATCTAACTGGGTACCTTACTTGACCTGAACGATAAGCATCTTGTCTATCTTTGCCGTCAGCTAGTTGTTTCAATAGAATCATAGCTTCATCATATCGTTTTTGGTATTGATTAATAATGTCTTGTTCGCCCTTCATGTAGGTATAAGCTTCTAATAATGAGCCATATAACAATGTAGAACTAAAGTTATCGCCTAACCAAGATGTGCCAGCAGTAGTGATGGACTCTGGATAATAAAAATAATGAAGTTCCGCAGCATACGAAGCATCTGGAGTAGGTCCTACAATAAATGTAGTACTATCAAATACCGCATAATATGCAGGTTCACCATAATAATCAGAATCTGTATCTGGGTAAGACTGCCTAATAAAGTTTACATCTTTGTTTAAAAGATATAAGTATTCATTATCTGCATTAATCACTGCCAAACTAAATGTAGCAAGCCAATCACTAGGCATAGCTAAATATTTATTACCTGTAGTAAGCGAGCCTGTTACGTTCTTTCTAAGCGCAGGAAGTTGCACTGAGTTATAAATACGTTGTTCGGCTTGGGTTATAAACGTGTCTATATCCGTTGTCTGAAACGTATTTTCTACATAACTTTGTATTTCATCAACTAGCTGCGTGTAGTTCATTACGCCATCGGACCTCTAGCTTTAGTACCTTTAGTAGCTGCGCCGCAACCACGAATAGTAATACCTTCAGTCTTAGCAGGGCGAGTAGGATCACCTACGCTTACACGTTGGACACCTGTTTGCTTACTAATTTGTTGTGATCTTAATTTATTAGGATCTTGACTGAAATGTATATCAGTACTATTTGGGTTAGGCATTGGTTGTTTATAGATACCAATATCGCTGCCAGTACCGCCTGATGGGTATTTAAATCCTGTATAGGCACTTGCATCTTTGTTTTCTTTAGCGTGACCTAGTGGATATGATTCCGCTGGTGTTGGTTTTGGAAAGTCATTTTTAGCCATTTTATTACCCCTTTTTTTGTGCTGCAACTTTAGCCATACCACGACCCATTTTCTTCATATCAGCATTAGTTTTACCACCTTTGCTGCCTGATTCTTTTGGACCGTTTTGAATAGCTACTGTAGCGCCGTCGTCACCTAAGTTACGACCTTTAGTTTTACCTTGTTTAGTAATACCATCCGCTGCTTTTCTGAATGTCATGTTATTTCTCCTTATGTTGTTGATACTGTTACTGTGCCTACATTACCTATTCCCACTAGATCATTAGGCGTTAATCCAGCATCGTTTAATCTCGAACCGCCTACAGGATTCCAACCCCATTGAATAATTCTGCTACCCATTGTAGGCACGCCTGTTTCAGAGGTTGAAGGACCCGTTTGTTCTAATGTTTGTAATCCATTTAAACCTGCTTGATAATAACCAGGACTATCAGGTCTTGGATTACGTACTGCTTGTGGATCTTGCACTGGGTACATACCAAGTTGTAATTGTGGCTGATCCGGTTCCCAACATTCATGGCATACCAATATATTAACATTTTTTGTCTTAATAACTAAGCGTTTTAACTCTTTTAGTTTGTATCTAAACCCGCAGCGATCACACTGCGCAATCGAGTTCTTGGCGCTTGCAAAATTGGTTGGCATTAAACGAACCTGCCTTTTGTCTTACCTTTTTTCTCTATGCCGTGTCCACGTACTTTAGGTGCCTTAGCTTTAACTTTGCCACCTTTTTTAAAAGGAATTTCATATGTTGCTTTAACTACATCGATACCTTTGGCGCCGCCACCTAAACTAGCTCTTAACTTATGTTTATTTTCAAATTCTTTAGAATATGTAACATCGCCTCTATCAATATTAGAATCTTTCCATCCTTTACCTTTTGCATAATGACCGGAAGCGCCTACTTCTAGACTTGATGTATCATCAATAGGATGTACATATCCTAACCTACCGCCTACAGAAGTAACATCATCTGACTTTACCCCACCAGCATCTAGATTAAGTCTTTTTAAAATTTCAGCTACATCAGCCATCACTTAGCCCCTAAAAAACTGTTCGCGTGGTACCCATCTTACTGGAGCTTTTTCTCTATCTTCTTCAGCTGCTAATTGGAATGCTTGTTCATAATCTTGTTTTAACATCTGGATTCTCATAGGATCTACATTAGGTAATTTTATAGATAAATAAGAAGCTAATCCTGCAACCATAGCGGGAATAAATCTAAACGGTATATCTTCTACGTTAACACCATTGCCTGCGTCTTGAATACGTCTTAGTCTGTAATATACAAAAGTATAGAAATCACTTTGGTCTGGAGCTACCCAAACATTAACAGTAGGTAAATTTTGTACAGAGATTCTATCCCCTATCGCATGAGGAGCTAATGCAGTGTTATTAACGGCTCGTATACATGTTGTTAAATCATTACCACTGATACCCCCATATTGAATCGTTTCTTCACCTATTTTAATAAAGCCAAACTGAGCTAAACCAACAGTTGAACTTAAAGTAATTGTTTGTGGGTTAGCAGCTGTTGATGCAGTAGCAGTTAGAGTTTCAGCTAATAATAAATTAGTAGGGTTTTCTTGACCACTTTGTCTATTAATCCAAACTTGAATAGGACGACCTGTTGCATTCTTATTAGGGATTGTTATATATGTTGATTCTGAAATGCGGTTAATATTAATATCTTGTTGATTTTGTCCTGTACCTGTACGTGTTACCATATCAAGTAAATCAATCGTATCAGAGGGTAAAGCATACATAATTTGATTTTGATTTAATGCAATTTGACCTGGTTCTACAGTCCATAGGTTAATACCACGATTAGCCCACTCAATAGTAAGTAAGTTTAAACTACGTCTTGCAGTTCTTAAATCATAGCCCGTACGAAGTTCTTGACCACATCTTTCAAATGCGTCTTCTACTAGATTATTTAAATCTAAATTAAAACTTGTCTGTCCTGTGGTTTTATCTACCATTATTTTTTACCTTTTGGAAATCCAGCTTTCATATTTGCATATGCTTTAGGTGTTATTGTAGACTTTGATTTACTTCGTGAAGTACCTGCTTTTTTTCTAGCATTCATATTTGCATAAAGTCCTACAGGTCCACCTTCTTTAAACTGAGTAAAGTCTGTATTATCTCGTCTAGCTTTAACTACTCCTTTAGGCATTTTATTTTCTACAGCACTAGGTATTTTAGTTTTCTTTATAGCGCCCATGCCTCTTGAAGGTCTCATGCTTTTCTCCTTAAACTAGCTAATCCGCCAGTTCTAATATTAACAGGTTTATAATCTTCAGGTCTACCCGTTGTAACTGTTGATGTTGGTGTTGCTGTACTTGCTTCTACAGGTCTAAATGTACCTAATGATGCAGTTGTTGCTGGTACCATACCTCGTTCAGCAGGTCCTCTTCGTGCTCCGCCTTCTACAGGTTGGTAAGGACTTGGTGCAGGCGCTGGTGCCTCTGGCGGTCTAGCAAAAGCAAATGGGTTAGCCATCTGCGGTGCTGCTGTATTTGTTGGCTCTGCATAAGCTTGGAAGAAAGGGTTCTTATTTTGAGCTGCGTATTGAGCTAATTTATAAGCTTGGTCCCCACTACCAAAACCAAAATCAGCATACTGAATCGGTAAATAACTTGACCCACTTGTTTGCGCTTGTGGTTGATATTCACCGTATGCAGATTGAATATCTTGTTTTAAATAATCAGGTAAATTTGCCTGAGCTCCTGCGTATGGAGTAGTAGCCGGGTTAAAATCACTAATAGGTGTATAAGTATTATTAACTGGTGCTACTGACAACATGCCAGGATTAAATGATTTTTGTAAGTTAGCTTGAGCTAATTCATCACCAGCCATTTTGCCGTATATATTTTGGTATGCATTAAAGCTTGATGTGCCTTGCGCACCTTGAGCTTCTGGGCTATACATATTACCTAACTCGGGAAGAACGTTGTATACGCCTTTATTACCTGATACAAAGTACTTAGAAGCATCATACGGTTGATTGCCGTAAGTATAGGTGTTAGCACCATAGTTAAAACCAGGAGTAGCTGGAATTGCATTGCCTGAAGCGTCAGTAGATCCATAAGCTGGAATACCTCCATTAGCTGCTCCTCCGCCACCGCTACTACCTCCGCCGCCCCCGTAACTTCCCATAGCAGCATTACCCGCTATTTGTCCGGCAGCCCCTAAATAATTACCTGTAGCAATATTAAAAGCAGGTCCTGCAATAGGTCCTACAACAGGAATAGAATTAATAATATTCGCTGGGGCACTTACTATATTGGCAGCGGCTTTAAATATACCACCCATAGGGTTTCCTTATGCTCTTGTTTTACCGCGAACAGCGCAACCATCTGCTCTTTTAGAAGCTGAAGAAACTGAGCCACCTTTTTTCATATCTGTAGTTCTCTCATTAGCTTTTTTAAATTCTTTAGAATTAATGATTTTTGCATCTTTTTCTGTCATAGGAATAGTTTCAGGTGGATTCTTTTTTGACCTGTCCATTTCTAATTTTAATGCTTTATCAAATTCTGCACGTCCTTGAGCTTCACCTTTGCCCATCGAAGAATCTAAATATTTATCGTCAGCTTCTCTTTTTAATCTTATGTTTTTAGCTTCAGGATTTTCAAATATATTAAATTTGTCGCCGACTGCTAAAACTTTATCTAGCGTAGATTTACGATATCTGTCAGGTAGTCCAGGCTCATTAGTTTTTGCCTTTTTTATTCCTGTTTCATACCCCGTTAAATAATCTTCTTTAGTAGCCATGATATATCCTTAAATAAGTGTGCCTCTTGATTTACCTTTTTTAGCAATCCCATTAGCTTTTGCTAGTTGAGATACTTTACCACCAGAAGCGTAACCACAGCCTTTAGTCATACCACCTTTTTTAAGTGCTAGCTTAGTACCTTTGCCGCCTTTGTGTTCTTGCATATCGTGTTGCTTGAATGCTTTTTTGATCATAGCTTTGTCTTGAGCTTTGTCCATTTTTGTATCTTCTTTCATATCTGATTTAGCCATACCACCACTCCCAAATTTTTTGCCTTTATCGGCTTTATTAAACTCCTGCGCAACTGCCACAGGAACCCCTACCTTTTTAGCAAACGCAGGATT